GAGATTGATTCGGTTCTAAGTTCAGGGAAAAAAGATAGAAATCTTTTAACACCCATTCCTTTAATTCCTGCAATGTTGTCTGACGAATCACCACATATCATCTTAACCAACCTAACGTTTTCAATTAAGATGTCTTCTTTGTCATAAACTATCGTATCATTTTGTTTGTATAACTTTCCGTGAGACGGATTGTAAATTTGTGTGTTTTCTGAAACCAATTGGGTGAGGTCTCCGTCTGAAGAATAAATTATTTTATTTTCATCTGGTGAGTTTTGTGTGTAATAAGCAATGTTATCATCTGTCTCACAAAATTCATATTCACCCTGTCTTACATATAATTCCTCAAGATATTGTTTAACTCTATCTCTTTGAGTAAGGTAAGATTGTAATTCTTCTTCTGACCTTAATCTTGAACGTCGGTTTTCCTTGTAATGAATGTATATTTTCTTTCGGTTTTGTGAACCTTCGTGTCCATCCCAAAATACCACAATCTTATCTAAATGGTAGTACTCAAACGCTCTCCTAAGAGTATTAAGGAAATGATATATTCCCCCAACATGTTGTCCCTTATGAAAGGCGTTTTTGACACCGTAAAAACCAATTGTGAGTAGATTGTCTCCATCAACAAGTAAAACCGACATTTAAAATAATTTATAGATCACTTTCTTCTGTTACAACTTCCACGTCTGCGATGTCTGTAACACTAACACCTAACATCTTACTGATGTAATCACCACTTTCTTTTTTGTACTCTTCAAGAGATTTCTTTTCTTCACCTTCCTCTCGTCCAGCCATAAATCCGTGTGATGTAACCAAGATACGTCCATCTTCATATCCTAAACCATTAATGTGGTTTTTCATAATTGAGATTTTTGTTCTTGTTGCAATTTTAACTTTTCTCTTATCTTTTGTGATTGAGATTTTAGTTGTTCCTGCTCCTTTTTGATTACCAAATAAGAACACAATACTTGAATTTAACCAAATTGCTTCTCCACCTTTTGCTTTAATCTTTGGTTGTCCAAAAGGATTATCAGGTAATTCTACCCAAGGTTGATTAACAATGATTAATGTGTTTGTATAAGGTTTATCTGTCCTTCTTGACCCTGAGATACGTTGGTTGATACCCATTCCAATTTTGTCAGCTAATACCGACGCATTGTGTTGTTTACCACCTTTACCATCGTAAGTCATTTTACATGGAACTGAACCTACCGAATCCCAAAGAATTAATAAATCGTGAGGTAAATCTCCTTTTTCTTGTGCATCTAATAGTTCATTTATATATTCTGTAATTTGTTCAATATACTCAAAATCACTATTAAAAAGGTAATCCCCGTCTTTATTAAATCCCATTAATTCGGCGTGGTCCCAACTCCATTTTTGTTCCGTGATGACAAATACAGGAACGACTCCTTTCTTTTGTGCATCTACAGCGGCTTTTACTAATGCTGTGGTTTTACCCGTATCACTATGTCCTAATAACATATTGATGTGTCCCATTGCTGGACCTGGTATACCACACGCATCTAAAAAAGCATCACCCAAATCGAAGAAACGGTCTGGTTTATATTCGGCCTCTTTTGAGAACTTCTTCTTGATAGCCGTGAAATCTGTTTTTTTAATACCTGCCATGTTTTTGTTTTTAAAAATGGGGTGGATATTTCACCACCCCGTGAATAATTAGAACGGTAAGTCACCATCCACTTCAGCGTCATCTTGTGGGTCAACCACAGGAGTAGAAGATTTCGGTGCTCCGATAGTTTCTTCTGTTGTCAAATTAGAAACCCATTTGCTACTTGCAGTATCCCAACGTGGAACTTCACCTCTTGCAACCATTTCTAAATAATCTTCACCCTTTTTAGAGTAAACATCAGACCAAGTTAATTCATCTTCTAACCACGTTTTTGCAACGTCAGCGTCTGTATGTAATGGACTTGGGTCGTCATTTAATACTGAATTGATAACTGTGTACTCTTTTCCTGTACCCGCCTTTGTTAAGGTCAAAGACAAGATTAAGTCACGACCTGTTTCTGCATTGGTGACATCACCTTTATTACGGAAGATTGGGAATACTTTGTCGATAACACCATCACCTTTATGGTTGTGTTTAAATCTCCAAAATTTAACTCCGTCTGATTCGTGGTCTCTATCTATAACTTTAACGATGTAGAATTTACGAGAACGATATTGACGTGCAGCTTCTCTATCTGCTTCAACACCCGTACCCATTAAAGCTTCATTAACCTCATTTAATGGTGAACGTTTTCCTTCTTGTTTTGGGTCATATAATTTAACCCATTTTCCATCCACTTGAATTTCATGGAAGTAAACCTCAACAAACGGAGAAGAACCGTCTTTTGTTGGTAAAATACGAATACGTCTTTCTTCACCTTTAGAACCCTTAGGTAATACGGTTGTGAAATAACGTTTCATTCTGTCCTCTGAGGACATTTTGTTGTTGTTGCCACTTGTGGCGTTTTTGTTTTTCTCGTACTGTGCAAGTACTGCGTCAAATGTAGACATGTGATTTTGATTTAAATTTTAATAATCATTTATGTTATAATATACATAAAAAAACCCAGACTATGAAATCTGGGTTGAATTATTTTTAAAGTATTTTTTTTACTACCAATTAATCGTATATCTTGGGTAAGTTCCCATATTTTCTAAATTTTTATTCACTGTGTATCCTGCGGTAATTAATGAACCTGTTAACGTGTCATTAATATAGTTACCTTCAACTACCACAGAAAATAATCCGTTGCTAGCTGCGGTTCCAATTACTGTGTCGATATATGTTAATCCTGTAAATGCGTTAACAGATGTTGTACGTCTTGTTGATGCGTTTGTTACTGCCATTTCTAATATTTTTTAATTTTTATTCTAATGTTAATAGATATTGTAGTTTATTCACTTCACCTAAGATTTCATCTCTAATATTCATTAGATTTGTATCTGTAGGTTCAAATTCGTCTGTAAATTGAATTAAAGCGTCTTTAGTGGTTTTTAACATTCCTTTAAGGTCAAGTTCCGCTAAGTTCTGTAAGTTGATTGTTTTACTTTCATCATCTAATACAAATCTACCGTATTTTCCCATCGATTCTTCAACAAACCTATCAATTAAATCCCCTAACGCATCGTATATTCCACCAAATGCATTATGTCTTGCAAATGCCTTAGTTTGCCAATGGTTAATTTTAAATTGTACTTGAACCTCTAAAAGGAACTTTACTTTAGTAGCTATATTCATCTTTTTCTTCTTCCGGGTTAAACGATGCTTTTATTGTTGGATTGTAATTTTCAACGTCATCCTTAGTTAAAATGTATTCATTTTTTCCACTAGCTCTCATTTCATCTTGTTTGTGGTCAAAAAATTCAGCTGGTTTTTCATTAAATGGATATGAATCTAAAGAACGCATTTCTAATTTCTCAACAGGAGTCTCAGGTTTCATTTGTTGAACCTCAACACCCAATTGGTCTATCTTAGCCATTACTTGGTCCATTTGAGCAAGTTTTTGTTCTAAATCACCTAATTTAGTGAACACGTCATCCATTTTACTAACAATAGCTCCATGGTCTTGTTGTTTATCCTCTAAATCTTTCTTTATACTTTTAGTCATGTCAACTAAATCTGTAATATCGATTTCTTCAGTACTGTCCATTTCAGGTGATAGTGAGGTGTCCATAGACATATCAGCATCAGGTGTCGGTGGTAAATCTGTAGAAATGTCGCCAGCCGGTGGTGGAGGTGGGACATCCGTAGGTGCCGCAGCATCGGGTGCTGGCGGAACATCTGTAGGAGGTGCGTCTTGCTCCATTATCATCGTTTTACCATATTTGTTAATGGCTTTGTAACGATTTAATTCTTCTTGTAATTTTTTCTCTAACATGGCTTTAATCTTGTAATAATTGTCTACCGTCGTTTGTGACGTATTTTTTATTTATTCTTTCTACTATTCCGTCTTTTTCTCTGATTGTATAACATTCACCAGTCATCAAATCACATTCTTCTCTTTCCATTCCGTCTTGAGAAACTCTCTTAACATTCTTAGGTGTTAAGAATTGGTCTACGGTGTTATTTAATTTATTATTTTCCATAATATTTCTTTTATTAATATAAATATCCTAAATATTGTTATTATTCAATTATTTGTATATAACAGGGTCATCATCTCTAAAATATACCACATCTCCGTCTTTTAAACCCAACGCCATCATTAATTTTTTAGATAAAGCAATACCATAACCAGGGACTGATGGTCCGACATTAATCGGTCCGGTTATATTATCAATTGTCATTGGTGAAGTGTTAATTGGTGGTACGGGTACTGTTTTACCATTTTCAGGGTTTTTAAAAACCGTTGTTGTGGATATGATTCTATTAGGTGTGATTTTATTTGAAAGGAACTTTGTAGAGTAGAATAACTTACTACTTGATACTGTTTTAAGGGAACCCCATGTTAACGGTAATGGCGTTACTTTCAATGTTTGAAGTTGGTTATTACCATATAAACTAACCCCATTCAATAGACTCATTTCTTTACTGTCATCCAATGGGTTGTTTTTAGTACTTCCCATTTCAACCGCAATTGCTCTTAACCATACTCCGTCATTACTTACTTGTTGAATATATTTTTCATCTTCAAACCCATTGTAAGGAATACCAAAACTACTAATACCTGTTTTATATATTAATGTTTCTCCGTTTATACTCTTACCTCCATTATCAACTGTAACCGACCCAATATCTGTTTGTATTGATTTTTCATTTTTATTAGAACCTATTAAACTATCTGATTGTTTTACTTTAGCAACCGCACTATTTGTTATTTTATCAAAATAAACCCTATAACTTGAGAAGAACGAATCTTTAGGGTCAGGTAACGATGCGTACGGTATTCTTGTTCCTTTAAATGAAGTACTGATTTTATTTCCTTGAATGTTATGTGATACTTCGGTAATCCAATATGAACCTCTAAACATTGGTACGTTCTTTAAATAAAAGAACATGGTAGGTTGAATCATTACATTACCCATACATGAAACCTCACAGGTATATGAAGCTTGTCTATAAATGTCAAATAAACCAATATCTACATTGGTCGTTGCCGCACCACTTTCAGAACGGCCCATTGCTTCCATTACCGCAAACGATTCTGTGGTATTTCTAATTGATGTTTGATCAAGTTTAACCCCTTTAAATATTCCTTGGTTTTGGTCACCGATACTAACTTCAAATGCCACAACCTTATTGGATTTACTTAAATCACCAGTATTGAAAACATCCGGTATTGTTATTGATAACGGACCGCCTTGTCCGTTAAATAAATTACCGCTATCGTTTTTAAATTTATATTTTTCACTTATATCAGATAATTCTAAATGTTTTGACGTTGGTCCAGTATATTGAAGCACAATTTTTGGTGATGATTCTTGGTAATC